TCAAAGTTAAAGTTAGATACTAAATTACCACCATTAGTAATACTTCCACTAACGGTATATGTTTGATTGGGAATAGGTAGTATTCCTAATTCACTCCAAGTAAAACTTATACTCATAACTGGTATTGAAGAAGTACTATATTCCCATTTTTTAGAACCACTGCCAGGACTTTCAATCCCAATTATATAAGAAGTACTTGTTTGTGGTCTGCCTTCTGGAAAATATAATGTTAATTTAACTCCGTTACTTTCTCTAATACATTTAATGGCTTCTAATATCGTATAAGTTCTATAGTTCTTAATTTCTACTTTCTTAGCCACTGCATTAGGCACTGCAAAAGCATTATAAGCATTTGCTTTGTCTTTTACATACTGCCAGTTTCTTAAATCAGTAATACCACCTTCAACGTAAAGATTACGTGTTAAGAACAAAGTACAAGTTTGTTTTGTATTAATATAACTTGTAGGAAAGTTACCACTACTTATGTCAGCATAAAACTTATTATACCAAGCGTTATTAAACTTAATGGATGTTTGTTGTGAGTTATATTCATTAAACAATCCTCTAGCATAATCACCAACTAAAATGCAAGGATAATAATTTTCAAATTTAATTGCATCACCATCTGTATTAATTAACTCTCTAAAATCTATTCCAGTAGTATTACTTCCTGTATAATCATAAATAACTGAGCAATTAAAACTTTTAGGAACATTAGTGTAGGCTAGGTTTGTTATCTCACCTGTAAGTGTTGGCACTGCATTAGTATCATAACCTCTAAAATCACCTAATCGAAATGGGGATAGCTCACCGCCATTAGGTTTGCCAATATAATCAAAATTAGTATCGTGAAGCTGATTATAATTTCCTGCACTTGTACTAGCCTTAATACCATAATAGATACCTAAAGAATTATCACCGCTTGTTCCTTTAAATTCTTCATCACTCAAACCTTCAACTTTATTATAACGTATAGGTTTATGCTTTGACCATTTATTTATATTATTATGTGTACATAATGTACCGATATCTCTACTGCTTGAACCTATTGCATTACCTACTATACCTGTTGTTATTCCTGCACTTCCTAATATCATATCAAATTAGTTTTCAGTTTGTTATTTGTTCTTTAAGTCTATCTATTTCCTTTCTCATTTCCTTGTTGGATTGAATAAGAATAGCTATCAGTTGTATATAATCTATTGATTTATATTCGCCGTTATAAATTGGATGCACAATACTTGGCATTACTTCTTCAACTTCTTGCGCTATTAAACCATAATTCAACTTGTTATTCTTATTAGGATTAAGTTCTTTTGCCTTATCATTCCATTTAAAAGAAACAGGTCTCAATTTATCTATGATGTCACTAGCATTATTTATTGCTTTAACCTCCTCTTTTAAACGCTTATCAGAAGTACTATAAGCTGTTACTTCTCCATTTGCTTGTAAATTCCCGTGAACAGTAAAACGTGAAACTATAAGGTCTGCTGTACCTTCTCCGTTTAATTGTAATTGAGCACCCGCACTGTTTCCCCAATCATCATTGGACACTGCTAACAGCATACTTCCCCACGTATTTCGATTCATACGATAAGAACCTATAGTATATCTTGTCAGATATCCAACTCCATCAATTGAATCTTTCCACCCAATAACAGGGCGTGAAGAGGTTTGATTAGGTATCATTAATGCTATCTGATTAGCTCTAAAAATTGCATTATCTGGATTAAAGAATATGTTCCAAGAATGATTCCACCTATCAACCATACTACTAATATATGAACTAGTTGTATATACATTATCAGTGTTGGATATAGTACCATTTGCGGTAAATGAACCTGTCGCCATTGGATACCAATTACCATCCTGACTACTACCGTCCCTTAACTGTAACTGTCCAAGTCTAAGAAATAATTGTGCCCAAGCTACATCAGGAATATGAAACAGCACTTTTGGATAGCTTCCTACACTATTACCACCATTAATTTGCATAGTATTACTACAGTTAATTGTACCAGTTGAATATAAGTCACCAGTAATATCGTTAGTACCATCAAATCTTTGTCCCCAAAGATTTCTAGCCGTTTGTAATTGGGTAGCACTACCAGCGTTACCACTGATACTAGCACTACTAGTAATAAATCCTGCACCGTTAGTTAACTGATTAGTGTTATTGGGTATAGCTACACTGACTGCTGCACTACCATTAAAAGACTTGGATTGATAGCCTGTAAAGGTTAATGTATTAATAACCTTATTTGCTGCTGTAGCATAAGGAACAGTAATATTATTAGTAGTACCATTTTTAGTCCAAGTAAGGTGGTTACCATTAGTACCAAGTGCACTAACATAACTACTATTATGGTTATGTGAACTAGGTGTAAATGTAGATGGTTTATCACTTATTTCACCCCAACTATAGGAAGGCTTTGCAGATGTTATCCAACTAGGTTTATCTGTTATATCTTCCCAACTAGAAACACTGCTTTTAGAATCTATCATATCTTTAAGGATTCTACCCATATTAGCACTTAAAGCACAGTCTGTAGCTGTACTGGTAAGTGCATCCACTATAGTTACAGTTCCAGTACCCGAAGTAGTTCCAGCACCATAAGCACTAATTTCTTTCTCGCCTATTACATTAACTTTTGCTCTTAAATCACCTGCACTATCAAAGTAAAACGCCTTGTCCCATATAGTTTTATCTAACTTGTTATTCCAACTAGTAAGATTGGCTTCTGTTATCTTGTCTAATGTAGTCTTGTTAGTATGTGTGTGGTTGTTCTCATTCCACTTAGCTATATTGGCATCTGTAAGTGCTGCTGGCTTCCCTTCTATATTAGTCCAAGTAACCTTAGTACCATCACCATTAACCCACTTCTTAGAAGCTGCGTCATACTTTAATATTTGCTCGTCTGCCAGATTGGTTAGTGTTACATCTTCCAGACCAGCTAATAATATACTGCTAGGTTCTATAGCTTGTATCATCTCTCTTAATATCCTACCTTGATTGGCTGACAAAGCAGCATCTACAGCTACAGAATCCAAGCCATCATAAATAGTAACTGAACCTGTAGGTGTATCACCACTTGTAGAACCTTGACCATAAGCAGTAATTTCACCTTCACCGATTAAGTTTCCAGTAAATACTATCTTTGATATATCTACTGTATAAGAGCCGTCACCATTATTAACAGCAGGTAGAAAATTTCCACTTAAAGAAGAACTTCCACCACCGCCAACATTAGTAACAGCTACATTACTAGCATTGACTACACCGTTACGAAATGTCTTATTTATATTTGTCCTTGTAAATTGCATATTACTTCTTTTCTATTAACCGTATTTCCTGCTTGCATAATCTATAATCTGTAGTAATGCTGTCTACTATGAAGGTCTTATTAGGAAGAAAATTATCAGTCATAGTAGCATATACTTTAAACTTGTTCTGTAAGTTCAGATTCAGAATAGCAGAAGGTGTACTATATTGTGTTACTAGCCTATATATAAGATGCTCTTCCTGTCTATATATCTGCTTAGTAGCCTTATTATATACGTTATCCAGATAAGTAAAGCTAGTACTATTAGCACTATAGCAAACTGCACTATAGTTACATTCCTTATTATCCCAAGTACATATAGCAAAATCTTCTGAATCCATCTCATTTACAAAGTCCTCATTTATAATATTGCTGTATTCAGTATCAGAATCCTTTTCTTCTTCCTTTTGAAAGTTCTGAACTTTAGCCTGTATATCAAAATCACTAAGAAACACCGCATCACATCTATAGCTATTATCTATTTTGTGTGGATGGTATAATGTAAAGGTAGGTTTACCAGTAATCACTTCATTAGTGTTAGGCATTGGAATAGCGTAACCTTCACCATCTATTCCCATCTTCCAATCAATGTTATTTTTAACTGGGAATATCCTGTTAATACAATGGTCTGACTGTCCTTGGTTATCAAAGTATAATTTGAATGTACTATCTGTAGTAGTCCACCCAGAACCATTCCAGTACATATTGCCATATTTTAGCTTACAGTCTATATAAAGATTATCTGGATTAAAGTTATCATCTTTGTTACTATATCCTTGCATTATATACATTTCAGATTCTCTATCCATAAATAGGAAATTTCCCTTAATAATTAGATAAGTTGAACCACCAATGAAGCTAACATTATTATCATTTACTTCCAGTTCAAATAATGGTCTTAGTTTACCATCATAAGTATTATGAACGTGTAATAGTACATAGTCTGTGAAATTGATATTATTATACTTCTTATTAAAATCAGTAACCTTATCAAAGAAGGCTTTACAAATAGTAGCACCTACATAGTTCTGTGTAGTAGCATAGTTAATAGTAGAAGGTGCTGATATTTGTGCTAATGTGGTCTTATTATAATAGTAACATTTATAGTTACTGTTCTTTAGATACTTAAAGAAACATTTGTGCATACCACCTTTACCATCTTCATTTACTTCCTGCACATAAGACCAGCTACCACCATAGTTAGTTAAATACTTCTCATCCCAGATACTAGGTATAATGCTGTCAAAGCTGTATAGACTATCTTTAACAGTAACCTTATTATATACATTATCTAAGGATAAATGACCACCATTTTCAACATAATCACTGGCTTCTATTTCTTTAGACTGCTGTAATGTTACCTTAGTGGATGCTGTACTACCAATGATAAACTTATAGTAAGTATTGATTCCATTTTTAATAGCATCATAATCCAAGAAGTAAACCTTATCACCATCAGCTACAGCAGTTACATTAAGGTATTTACAAACTTCTTCCAGAACTTCCTGCATAGTCATAGGTTCATCATCTTCATCAAAGAAGTTCTGTTCACTGATATACATCTTACTAGGTAAACAAAAGTCAGATGTAGCATTTAACTGTGTATTATCCGAAATATAGAAAGAACTATAAGCATTACATTTACCAAGCAGATGGTTTATAATCTGGGTAAATAAAACTATATTCTTCTTGCCGCCTATAGTGGTGTACTTATAATACTGTAATGTGCTAAGTGCATCTATGGCTTCTACCTCTATTTCTTCTAATTCATTCTCATAGCCTTGACTGTATAGATTGGGTGTTACATACCCAACCCATACAATACCATCAGTATTACTAAGAACTACCTTATTTTGTTGTGCTGTACTACTATACAAATCAAACTTATAATCGTTTGTAATCATTCCTATAGTAGCACTGCTATACTTACAAGGTTTATATAAATGTGAATCAGAAGTTTCTAACTCGGTTATGAATGGTGTAGCAGATAAAGTAATGTTCTGCATTTCTCCAGAACCTATTTCCAATGTGTATAGCTTCTCATTTATATCATAGAATTGTGCTGTATATTTCATCTTACTTTAGCTGTTTTATTATTGTAATTGGCTAGAACTCCTACAAGTTCCTTTCCTCTAATCTTAAACTCTACCTGACCACCGCCAGCAGAACCCATAACCCCATTACCATTAAGCAGGTTAAACAGATTCCTTTGCTGTCTGTTATTAAGAATCATTTCACCAGCATTTACCCTAGCCAGGTTCATATCTCCAATAGTACTATTACCAGCGAATATACCACCAGTACTAAAGGAAGGAATACTAGCCAAAGCTGCTACTACAGCCGCTGCTGCTGTACCTGCCAACAACCATCCTACAAACGGTGTTTGAGCTGCACTGGCTACACCACTGGCAATAGCTTCACCTTTCTTGGCTGTAGTTAATGCTACAATTTGTGGGATAGCTGCTGCTACAGCACTAATCAAATTAGCACTCCAACTTAACCAAGCTGCTGCACCTTCATTGGTCATATTGGTTACAGAACCCATAATAGAAGCTATAGCACCTAGACTTTCTGCATACTCATTATTCAGTTTGATATTCTTATTAGTAATAGGATTCTTAAACTTAGGAAGTGAAGTAGGCATTTCTGGTTTACTCACCATACCAGCTAGACCATCTCTCTTATCATCTAGTTCTACATTAGGTGCATTAGGATATTTGTACTGGAACTCTATTACCCTCTTCTGTTCAGTAAGTGCATTTAGTTCAGCATTGATTCTTATCCTATCTTCATTACTAATAGCTAGGTTTAATTCCTTTCTTAAAGATGCTATCTGTGCATCCAGTTCTGCTAATGAACCAGTAGGAATAACAGGTTTTAATTTAACCTCTCCATTATTAAGACCATCCTTTAAATCCTGTCCTGCATCAGACATATCTCTCTTAATAGTACCAACCTTATCAGTAAAGGTTATAGCCTTATCTAGCATATCCTTTACTTCTTCACCGACTTCCGAAGTAAAGATATTCTGGAATCTAATCATATTCTCTAGGCTCTCATCTGTAGCTTCTTCCAGTTCCTTAACACCTTTAGTATAAGTGTCTAATCCTTCACTACCTACACCAGCACCGCTAATCATCATTAAGTAACCTAGATTCCTAGTACCTTTAGCATCTGACTTCCTTTGCTTGTACTTCTCTAAATCTGCATATTCCTTAGTAGATGGGTCTAATAAACTCTCATATAGTTTTTGTGCTTCCTTAGCATTATTAATACCAGTAACACCTTTAGCCTTCATTACTTCTTGAATCTGTTCCCAGAAGTACTTACTTTTACTTTCCCTCTCTAAGATTTCCTTCTTGGATAATTCTATGTAAGTGTTATAGGCTGCTGTCCTTTCCTCATTACTAATACCCTTCTTAGTAATAAGGTATTCATAGTTATTTCTTTCTGCTTCTAATCTATCTGCTTTAGATTCACCGATAGCCATAGCCATCTTAGCATTAGATAAGGCTTCTGTATATCTCTTAGCCAGTCCGATAGCATTTAATATCCCATTCTTAAATACAGTCCAATCACCACTATATAAAGACGAAAAGAAATTATCTACAGTAGTCTTAGCAGTACCTACTACAGTATTCCAGTCCTGTTGTGCTTCTCTGGAACTATTAACAGCAGCATTAAATGCTTCCCCAGCAGTCATAGCTATACCTAGCACACCAGCAAATCTTCCTATAGTGGCTGTGATATTCCTTCCTACCTGCTGAAACTGTTGTACTTGTTGTGTGGACTGTCTTATGTTGTTATCGAATTGACTACTATTTAATAATAGTCTGGTTACTAAATCAGCCATATTTAATTATGTGTTGTATATTGTTTAGCTTTCTCTTTCAATCTCTTAATATCTTCATTACTAATAGATGTTTCTCCTGTAGTATCACTATCCCAAGTAAACTGCATTATATCAGTAGGCTTTAACTTCTTAGTGCTGTTACATTGTGCAATTACATAAGCTATCATTCTAGCCTGTTCCCAGCTATTTCTGTCCTTCCTATGTAGATTGCTAATCAATGGTTCTAACTCATACATCTGCATCTTATCTAGTACATATTCTGGGTCTAGTCTACCTTCTATTACTAAGGCTGAATATATCTCCTTAGTGGTTAGGACTTTTTTTTAGCATCCGTATTATTAGTAATGAATAG